GTTTAATTCAAAAACTTGGTTATCCTAAAATTTACAACGAAACATGTCCCTTTAGTTTCATGGATACAATGTCACTTGATGGCAAAAGTAATTTTTTCGAACAAAGAGTTACAGAATATAATCGTCCCGAACAAATTGTCGACAAAAAATTAGAAGTATTGGACGAATTCTAAACTAATTTAAAGAAATAAAACATTAATGTTTACAATAAAATATGGAGGATCAGCTACTTAATAAGCCCAAGCTAGAGGATGTCAAGGACGACAGCGAAGTAACTGTTATGGCTAAGGATCTTAAGATTGTATTATCTATTCTAAACGCCGGGGCCTCTCGGGGACTTTTTAAGCCCGAAGAATTTTCTCTTCTAGGAGAACTTAACGATAATGTCAAGAAGTCGCTTGTGGCGGCTCTTGATAAGAATTGATTTATTACAAAAAATAAATTACATTAAAGACTTACAATGTATTATAAATTATAATATACTGTAATTCATTGAAATGACTATGTCGATAGAAGAATATCGTGCGATTAAAATGTCCGAAAGAGAAGAGTGGGAAGCCAATTACAATGGGAAAAGGTGTTCTATCGAGGCGATAGACTCTATAATTATTAAAAAAAGAGGTACTGGACCCGAAAAACCTAATTATACACACGAATCTATTGAACCTGGTCCTTATTATGATCCTCAAGGGATTCATTTACATATCTGGAAAAATAAAAAAAACATTAGAAATTTTACAGGAGAACAGAATCCAAATGTTAGGTGTTTACAGTTTACAGATGATAAACCCGGATATTATTGTTCTATATGCCATCTTCGTAATAAAAGTTCAACTTTTAAGTGGGTACACACGCTTCAAAAACCGTTACACATACCCGAATATATGAAAAAACATGACAAATGTAATTCCACTGGTTGTATTAAAGAATATATCTCGTCGCCTTCTACGAGCTGTACCAGAATCGAAATAGGGCTTAAAAAATTAAATGTCAACAACGCAGAATGTATTAAAAATTGGACCAGTTTAATGTTTAAAGTTTTACATTCTATTAGGTTTAATAAACTTGAATATAAAATTTCTAATACGAACATGTTGTATTTATGGCCATGGGAGCTTACTCCATATCAAAGATTTAAATTGAATTATCCAGATTATAAAAAGAGTAATGTTTTTTTGAATACAATAGATACATTTACAGAAAATTATGCTTACATAGTTTAAAAATAAAACACATAAGTATGTATTATGAGTAAATACGACTCTATTTTTTTAGAATTGGCTGAAAGTTTGTCTAAAATGTCTTATGCTAAAAGGAAAAAGGTCGGAGCTTTAATAGTAAAAGATAATTCTATTATAGCAGATGGATACAATGGTACACCCGCTGGTTATTCAAACGATTGCGAAGACATAAACGGAAATACTCATTGGTATGTTTTACACGCAGAAGCTAATGCTATAACTAAACTGGCTAAATGTGGACAATCATGTATTGGTTCTACTTTGTACATTACAATGTCTCCTTGTAAAGAATGTACTAAACTTATAATTCAAAGCGGTATATCTCGTGTAGTTTATTCAAGTAAATATAAAGATCAATCTGGAATAGATTTCTTAGGAAATTTTGATGTAAAGTGTGAATATATAACAAATGGAACCAGTTGAAATTTCCGAAGGATACATTAAAGTTGATTGGGACGCAATTAAAGAAATGTCTAAAAAGACTGAAAAGAATGTATTCTATTGTAAAAAATGTGGAATTTCTTTTTTCAATAAAAATTATCATGGAAATTACCCACTTTGTAATAAACATATGCTTAAAGATGTAAAATAAATATATATAAATGGGTGAGTGTTTGGATCACGAATCTTGGGACACTCGAGCTACATACTTTTGTAGAACAGAAGAAGAAGAGTTAGTGGGTGCCCTGGATGGACCGCGTGGTGGCGAAGCTAGAGCTAGACTTGAAAATATAGCAAAAACTAGAGAAGTAAATATAGAAATTATAATATCTGAAGAAAAGGCTAAAATCCAAAGTAAGTTAAATAAAAAATACGCCATATTCGGCGGGTTATTTATAAATTCTAAGCCTAAAATAAGTTTCGATGCTACCGAATGTCCTGTTTGCCAGGACGATCAGGTAATTCTGTGTAATATGTCTTGTGGTCATAAAATATGTGAAGAGTGTTACAATATGATGAAAACAAAACCTACACTTGTAGACAGGTATAATAGAGTAAAATGCCCTTGTTGTAGAAAACCTTCTGAAAATTTATTCCACGTTTAAAAAAAATAGTAATAATTGTATATATATAATAAATGGAAGCCCGAGTAGAAGCGCTTGAAAAAGAACTCAGAGATTTAAAAATGGGAAAACCCTCGGTAAAAAAAGAAAAGGGTACTAGAAAATCTAGCGCATACAATATTTTTATGAAAGAAGAACTCGCAAAAGTTAAAATTTCACATCCAGAAATGCCTCACAAAGAAAGATTTAAACTTGCAGCATCCCGTTACGGAGCAAAAAAATCAAGTGAATAAGTTGTAACAATTTTGACATATACAACAGTCTAAAAAACTAGAATAAATCAATTTACAATTATTACAATTAGTAAATAAGTGTCTTGATATATACATTTTGTAATACTTGTTAAGTAAATTTATTTCATCATTTAATCTTTGAACTGACTGTATGGAATAACACATATCATTCAATATTCCATTGATATTTATAGTTCGAGTGAATATGTAATCATTGTACGTCTTAATACATCTCATTATGTAATCTGGAATTTTAACATTAAAGTCTTTTACATTTGTATTTTTATTTATAGTTAAAAAGTTACTATTTATCAGGTTTTCACAGAATAGAATACCAAAATTGTAAAATTGTGACATACATAATATATTTTTATCGAAATAGTTACTCAAGATGTACATAAATTGTATCTTAGGATATGTATACATTTCGGTAAATAAAACTGCAAAATTTTTAGACTTCGAACTTCGCATTTCTTCAAGTGTGTCAGCTAATGTCAACGAATGTATAATCTTAAAATTTTTATCAGATATAAGTACACTACTGTCGACTAAAGTATGGGAAATATAAATGTAATTTGTACATTCTTGTATTAAGTTTTCATTTGACAATTTAGGTAAAATGTTAGTATCTTTGATACATTTAAATAAATTATAAAGTTCCGGTGTTAATAGACTTTTAGAAGGTCTAGAATAACTTTTGTTATACGAAATTTCTATTATATCATCTTTAAATTTTTCAAAACACAAAGTTGTCATTACATATTGTATCTAAGATGTTTTAATATCAGTTTATCTATTTCATTAAAATGCCTACCATGATCGTTGTCGCGCCATTTTACATGATTTAAAGCTGTATGCGCAAGTTCATGCGACAATAAAGGCAAAATGTTTTTTATCTTTTTAAGTTTTCCATTTGTATTTCTGATCGTTAGAAATATGACTCTGTATGTAGCTCTTGATTTCCCATCTTTACCTATGCTTCGCGCAAGTTTTTTAATATGTACCCCCTTTGGTTTATTAAGACCTTCAAATAAAACATCCCCCTGAAAATCTTCAAGTTGCATTTCTTGTAATCTAAAAGATGTCTTTAATAAAAGATTAATTTCAGGTGTTACATTCTCAGAATTATGTATACTCGTAAAAGATTTATAAGTTATAAATTTTAAGTCATTAAGTAATTTTGCTGCTGCGGAAGTGTCTGGGTATATATTAATAACTTTATAACCATTAATTATTGAATAGTTAACATTTTCATTGAAATCCCAGAATTCTTTCATCTTATTTATTTTAAATGTATTTTTTTATTTCATAATTATATTTACGCTACCGTCACTTTCCTTGACAGTTTTAATAAGAGGTCTTCTAATTTTATTGTTAAATTGGTTGCTTTGCTTAGTAAAATTACCGTGTTTATGAAATTTACTATGAATACTCGATGTAACATTAGGATTATGTGAATATTTTGATGTTTTTCTGTGTAAATTTCCATTTAGATTTTTATATTTTATTTCCTTAATTTGTTTAGTTTTTTTACGTTTACGAATTTGTAAAAATAAATCTAAAGGCAAAACTTTAGCTACTTTTGGTATTAAACCTATACTAGTTGGTAAAGTATTTATTATAAATGGAAAAGTCTTAACACGTCTATCTAATAGTAGTATCTTGGCATAAAACTTGTTTACAATGATTATATTAGTAGACAAATCGGCTGAAGAGTACAACTGTAATAAGGCGCTATAACTTTTACGAGAATCTTTTAATAAATACACAGTTTGCATATATACAATTATCTTTTTATATTTTTTTTCAAACTTTTAATATGTAATGTATTATAATAATGGAGACTCCGGGGTTAGATCCTGAAGATATCGATTCCGACTTATACGACGAAATCGGAAACTTGGAAAGATGGCAGGAAACTTTATCGGATATGTTGGCATCTGGAAATATAACACACGAAGACTTTGAAATCGAAATGTTTAAGACACGGTACTACATAGACATTAAAACTAAAACATTTATATTGTCTGATGAAGACAATGAAATTCTACAAAAAGTCAGGGACCTTAAGAATGGAAAAACAGATGAATATAAACGTGGCATAATTACGGAAAACGAATTTAACGTATCTTACATTTTCTATCTTAGAAAAGAATATGAAATTCTTAAGAGAGGAAACGTTCAAGACAAAAAAGATCCTACCAGTGTCGATTTAGATATTGACTTACCTCTTCAGGATAAACTAGATAAACTTCAAGAAGCTGAGACGAAATACCTGAAATCTATCGCTAGAAAACATGATATAAATGTCCCAAAAAGACCAAGAGGTTTTTCTCAGTCTGACATTGACAATTACTATAATGCAGGTAATTTCGGAACCAATGAATTTATAGATGAATACATTAAATTGTGGGACACCTTCAAATTAAAAGTTAACTTCTATATATCTTCATTTGAAGTGTCTAAAATTTTCTACAATCCAGTGTCAGGAAAGTCTAATTATGAATTTAAACACGTTCCTCCTTTAAGTGATAAATTAGGAGAAATTAAATTATTAGAAAAACGAGGCAATCTTTTGTCTCCGGAAGAACAAATGTACTCTGACCGTGTTAATAATCTTAAAATGAGGCTTAGAATGATGTCCCGTGAAGATCTTTTGAAATGCGCGGGATCTTCTACTATCAAATATATGAGTTATATAGAGAGACTTAGATCTAATAAACAGATAGTGTTTAAATTTAGAGAACATCCTAAGAATTACAACCAATTACGAGAAATTCTAAACCAAGAAAATATAGATTACTACAGAATACCGTCCGACCAACTTTTCAAACAGTATACATACTCTTTGCCTAATATCTACACTGAAGGAAATGAAATGTACGTTGAAAAAGGAACTGTCGGGTACCTTGCTATTAAAACAGGGGCAGATATAAAGAACTTAAGTTTAGATTTATCTGATTTTGTAACAGTTTTTCCAATGGAAGACCCAATGTATAAAATGCTTAATACAAACGAAGGAAATACCACTGAAATCGCAGATGTTTGGGAATTGAGAGGTTCTTTACCTGGTAGCGATTTAAAAAACGTTGTTAAAAGATATATCTCTTTTGAAGATTATCTCAAAGATTTAAAGGAAATTCTCATTGAAAATTCTAAGAAAATCAGGGGTAAGTCTAGAGACACGCTTTTAAATAAAATACGTAAAATAAATTATTACATTTCTTATGGAGAAGACGTAGAAACGTTTAATATATCTGGGCATACATATGTGTCAAAACTTTTCGAAGACCGTTCAAAAATTTATACCATGAGGAAAATTGGATTATACAGACTTATGGAGTATTTTACACTATATTATCCAGGGTCCGAGAGTGTAGTTGGAAAAATAGAGACGGATGTATTCGATTATTCAAGTGTTAATTACGATAAAAATATTTCTAAAATATTCTTTTTAATCAATAATCACCAATCTAAACTTGAAGATATCATCCTTGGAAATGAAAGTATAATTAATTTACTTTCTTACGAAACTCCTTATATTTTACCTGAAAATGACATAGACATAGCCGGTGATAAACAAGAAAACATAAACATTTTACTTGCTTGGAGCCCGAATACTGATAAGTACAGTTATTACGAATCTGAATTAGAAGAAATACAACACAATTTTAGAAAGTTTAAACAGAATAATCCCGATTTGACTAATTTAGATATTGAAGAAATTATGCAAGAGTATTCTGAAAAAAATTTATGGAATAAGTCTTTACGTAATTACAGTAATTTACGTGTACCTGAAGGCTACATAGAACTAAATTACAGACTTAGATACCTATTAAGACAAAGAAATAGATTACCTTCTAGAAGAATTTACAGAATAGCAACGGTACCTGAAAGAATGGCGGCACAGAATATTCTCAAGCGCACATTTAAAAAATGTGATGCAAAAGATCCAGCCGAATATGCTACTACAACAGAAAATGTAATTTATCAATTTTCAAAATCAAATCAAGACTATTTGTATTACAATAAAATTGTTAACGATGAATATAAAAAGTTATGCTCATTTATAATGTCTCTGCGTTGTGGAGCATCTGTTGAAAGTGAAGAATGTCCCAGGCTAGAACCAAGTGTATTAAATAGCATGATAACAGAATTTATAATAACACAAGGAGAATTTTCAATTGTGGATGTTTCACGTCTCAAATTATTTTCTGAGAATTTTGATGATTCTGAATTTAAAACATACATTTTGTCTTTACGTGGTGAAGAAATAAATGCTTGGGATAAATTTTTAACTGAACAAGACAATAAAGGAAAACCTGTAAACGTCGATTACGTCAAAGCGATAAAGATTATCAAATCGGCTGCAAGACAAGCTAGAATAGAAAAATTGAGATACGTTTCAGCGAATACATTTGTACCACCTATCGTGTCAGAAATGAAGCCGAAATCAGATAAATATGGAATAGTTTACAAGAAATACATTTACATTTCTGGTAATTACATATATGGCGGAAATTACCCAATGTTTAATTTGTACGACAATTCTGGGAACATAATAAGAGAAAACTATACAAGATCTGATCTTGAACGTCTTGCTAATTTATTTCAAATAAACTTAGTTGACAATTCATTTGATCTTTGGAAAAATATAATGGGATTCATTAGAAATTATGATAAAAAAGAAACGGTTGTAGAAATGGTAGACTATACGCCTATTGATTACACTGATTACACTTATTTGAAAACTCATTCTAAAACCATACATTATACGGTAAGGCCACGGGTTGGTGTCAAAGAACCCGGTTATGCTTATCCAGTTTCTAAAGATCAATTTAGAATCTATGGTGTTCCATACGACTACGACGAAAATACATTTCCAATATACGATACCAATCTCAAAGAACGTGTAGATAACGGGTTTGTAATAATAGAAGGACCTTGTATATTCAGAGGTAACGACATTAATAACGCGGTTACAAGCGACAGTTACATTATTCTCGAATACACTGATGCACGTGGCAAGGTTGTTAAAACAAGGGAAGGCGTTTCGGAAAAGCGAATTATCAAAAGAAAAATTGAAGAATTAGACACATGTGGCAGATTTACAGATAAAATTTCATGTGACGATTTTAATTCTTTCTCACTTGATGTAAATAATTTGAAATATAAATGTAAATGGATTGAAACTAAGTGTAGAGGTGTTCCATGGTTATCTGACACCATTGATAATTTTGATTTAAATGTTACTATAAAAGATTACAAAAAGAATAGATTGTGGACGGAAGCCAAGGAAAAGGCGATCCAATACATAGAAAATCTTTCGAAGATAAAAGAAATAACTTTAGAAGAAATCAAATTAATCAGCAAAGATCAAAAGCAAAAATTATACAACTATTACAATACGCTTATTTCCAATTCTAGAACAAAACTTAAAACAATTGCCGAGGAACAAACTGAAAATAAAGGTTATCTCCAACTAGATCCATATCTTATGGACATCTTGTCTCAAAAACCAAATGTAGTTTTACCAAGAGAAAATATTTTAGAAGGTTATAAAACTTTCACTATATACATACCCCGTGTTTCTAATAGAAAATTACCTATTGGTAGAATTATATTAAATAATGAATACAATATCAACGGAAAAACTGTAATTCCCCGTGAGATAACAGATGATCGTAAATATATGTGTGAAGTAGTTGATTCAGATGAAATACTTTTTCTAGAATTGGGAGAATTTAGAAAGACTTCAAAAGAAATTATTACAACAATGGAACCTATGCAGTGTTACATATCAAACGAAAACTATCTTATGTTAAATAATTTCAGGGGATACCACTGGTATAATACAATATATGAATATATTCAAAAACCAGGTGAAGTAATAAAAACAGAAAGAACTGTCAAAATGACAAGTTTACCGGGTAGTTTTATTAAATTAACAGAAGAAAATGAAATTCTAAACGGTTTACCATTGATAACAAAAAAGCACGTGTTTGAAGCTATGGAATTGTCTGCTTTTTCCACATTTAGCTCGAGCGACGATATTCAATACATATGTACTAATAAAGTTAATGCTAACTTAGACGCCATTAGACTTGCTATACTGAATAATGTAGACATCAATATTCTATTTAAGACTGTTATAGGTAATATAAATATAGAACACGTTCTTGAAGAAATAGAAAAGAATACTCCAAAGTTTGAAATATTAACAAAAGAGCAACTAGTCGAGAAGCTACAAACTGCTGTGGAAATGTCCGACAAAGAAACCATCTTTAAATATATCACAAAGGCAAAAAATGTCGGCGTAGAATCCGATTTATTAAAACAAGCCTTGAAAATTCTAAAAAGTAAGGACCAGTCTCCAGAACCTGAACCAGTACCTGAACCAGTCCCAGAGCCTACGCCAAAACCAAAAACAAACGTGAATGTGTATATAAATAAAAGAAGAAGATAATCACGTTACAAATTGTATTACTTTTTCTGATTAATACATTAAATGAGTAAAAATCTTACCATAGTGTATCACCCAATGTGTAAAGCATCTACCGATTTTATTATAAAAGTGTCAGAGGTTCAGGGTTATGATAAAGAATTTATTAACTTAAAAGAAGATAAAATAGAAAGTAGCAAGGTTAATGTAGATGTAGTACCTTTACTTATAATTAACGATGACCCCAATAGAGTTTATAGAGGACAAAAAGCGTTTGAAATTTTAGAAACCTTAAAGGCTGAATCCCGGTTGCCTGTACAGAAGAAGAATGGTTCTATGAAATATGGGACAACCGTTTCTTTCTTAGAACCTAAAGATGATAAAAAAGAACGCATTGAACTAGAAAAGAGGTAAATATCTCGTTTGGATGTAATTATTAAAATAACCAGTATAATGTATAATATTCTCATGGCTCAGCAAATGCCCGACATGGCTCAAATTATGCGCCTCGCTCAACAGGTAGCGGCGCAAATAGAACCTCCGTCTGAGTTAAAAAGTGGTAAGAATTTAACTGAAGCAGATATGACAAAAGTTATAAGTAAGATCACTAAATCGGTCACTGATATAGTTAGCCCAGATATGTTTGCTGTTGAACCGACGTCAAAGAAGAAGGGTAAGGAAAAGATGCCGGTTAAGCCTGAAAATTCAAAGATTCAACTGGATATTTCTGATCCCGGTCCAAGTAGCCCCCGCAAGGAAAAGAAGAAGAAAGTTGTAGAAATAGAAAATGTAACCGATTCATCCGAAGACGAAGATCCAATTGCCCCACGCACAAAAGACATGACATTTACCGTTTCTGTAACATTAGATGAGTTATACGTTGGTGGTAAAAAGAAGATTGCTATGAGACGTCAGAAGCTCGAACCAGATGGTTCTTATGAAGATGAGAAGAAGAAATTAAGTATTAAGATTGAACCTGGTATGATCGATGAGCAAACTATTAGATTTAATCATATGGCCGATGAGAAACAGGGGTATGAAACTGGTGATGTAGTTGTATGTCTGGATGTAGAGGAGCATCCACTTTTTACGAGAGACGGTAATAATCTAATTGTTGAGAAGGAAATTTCATTTTCGGAAACATTTGATCCAGTTATTTACATAAAACATGTCAATGGGAAAACATACACCGTCAAGGGCGAATCATTTGATATTTTTGACGAGGAAAATTCACTACTAAAGAAAGTAAAGGGTCTTGGTATGCCAGTTTTGGGTGAACCGGGTATCTATGGAGACCTCTTTATTAAGTTCACATGTGTAAATAAGACCAAGATTACACCTGAAATTCTAGAACAATTAAAGAATTTATTCCCTCCTCTTGAAATTAAGCCGGACGTTCCTGATGAAGACATAACTCAGGCTGAATTTGAAATGGTTACGGATACTGATTTAGAATTCTTAGATTTTGATTCGGATGATTCAGATTATTCGGAATCCGAGACAGATGAAGAAACCGACGAAGATTCAGAAGACTAAGTGATATAAAAACATAAAATATTAATCTAATATAAAATATGCCTCAGAATGGTTGGGAATTTTATATATTAGATCCAACAGACAAAAATAAATACCCATTTGAAAACACGCAAAATGAATATAACAGAATGTATAAAACCGCTTATAACAAACTTCTTCAAGAACTGTGTATTCCAAATCCAAACGATCTTTTGATGTGCGAAAAAGATTGTACCTTTTTGTATTACATCAGTTGCGAAGGAGATAACGACATTATTAATCTTGATGAGGAATATGATTATAAATTCTTAAAAAGCGTATTCTTTGATAAAAAATACAATGCTATCAAGAAATGTATATATATTTATTACAATTCACGTGGTATATATGTAAAGTCTATGTATAAAGATAACTGTAATTACTTCATAGAACTAGAAAAAAAAGCGATCAACGTAGTAAATTAGTCCGAGGACTACTACACTTACTATAAATTGTTTTATTATTATTCCATATTTCATTTCATAGTTATTATTTAAAGTAATTTTAGAATCTTCTAGATATTTACTTGGGTCTATAATGTATCCAACTAGAGGAGTAAAAATGTCATCGGCTACGGGGTTAAAGATATTAAAAACAACGACTGTTATCAAAACGGACACTGTGATTTTTTGCTTTAAAAATTGAATAAAAGACTTAGCCATTTAATGTAAAATACTTATTTTATTTTAGGAATTAATTGAGGAATGTACCAATATGGGATCTCTCTTTTAGTCCACTTAGCAAAATAAGTCTTTTCCATGTTGTAGTAGTTATGATAAGAAGCGGTGTCTCTAGGTAATTTACACCTTTCGGGCATAGCTTGATGTAGACGGGTAATATTTCCATTTGGAATACCAACCGGAATGAAAGACAAACACTTTTCAAGTTGTCTCTGAGAACTGTGTACCTTTCCAAAACGGTATGTAAACTCTTTACACAGATTTATAAATAGAGTGTACAGATAAATGTAATTTCCAACTGATGCTCTCGTCCAAACTGTACACGGATTGTTTTTGAATGCTACTTTATACAATTTAGGATTTTTATATCTACCACAAACATGATGCGCCGAACATAACATTTGAGCGTATTCTAATATCATTTTTCTTACATGAGCATCGCAGTGCATAACGGCACACGTCTTGGGACAAATAGACAAGAAGAATATGTTCATAATTTACAGATACATTCTAAATCGAGCGTGTATTTAAGTAAAATTAAAATTTGTAATAAAATATATCTATTCTAACCTATTTAGGATAATGAATAACTAAAAATACAAGAGTTGTTTTATCACTAACATCATGATAACAAGCATGACATCTGTATGGATTATTACCATCAATAGCATTTACTCCCCATTTTCTTTCTGCAAAAATTTCATCATACGATCTAATTTTTTTTGTACTTCTAATAGTTGAAGCGTAAAATCCATCTTTGTCAGGGATTTTAATTGTTGGACCCTTTTGATTCGGTTTTGTTTTTACATGATCAAGAAAATATTTTGCGGCTTCCTTCATTGTTTTACATTCTTTAACTATAACATCAATATTGTTAACCTCAGTATCAAAATTTTCTTTTACTCCCTTGAATATTTCTGGTGCAAGAAATGTTTTTTTATTTCCTTGTTTCTTATATCCTTTGATTATTTCAAGTGGTGAATTAAACCATTCTTCATATTTATTAATATCTTCAATACACGTTCTTATAAGTGGTTTTTTATAACTTATATCAAGCATATTATTTTCCCAATAACCAGTTAATCTACCAGGAAGACCTTGAACCTGAACATCTGGATATGATATACCTTTTCCGCAATATTCCATAATTGCTCCCAATTTTATTTTCCATTTATTTGGAATTAAATTTGCTCTTCTCCAAAAACCTTTAATTGCTATAATTACGTGTTCATTTAGATTATCAAATAGTTCTGTAAGATCTTCATTGGAAATTCTTTCATCTGATGTATGATTGAGAAATTTTATCTTGTTTTTAGCCGCAGCAGTTCGGATATATTCAGCATTTTTGTTAGTTGTACGAATAACATTAACCCTATAATCAGTTCCAAAATGAGTAATTATATCATCTATAATCCATTTATCTGCAGTTACAAAACTATTTACCTGATAAAAAGGTTGAAGCGCTCCTAATTCAATAAGTTTAGCATGACTAATATAATTAGGCGGTATTGTCATTTTATAAATCTCGTGTATATCATCGTCCCATCTGTTAAGTTGTTCTAATTCTTCTTTCATTGTAGCACTTACAACTACAATTCTAATATTTCTTTCATGAAGAACTTTTTTATCACAAAAGTATTCGATTGTTTTATATAATTGATTTTTTGTTCCGTCGCCTGTATCAATTTCGTCAATAACAAATACTCCGTTCTCAAAATTTTCAAGAAGTTTGGCTATATTTTTAGATTTTAACTTTCCATGATGAAAAACTTGATCCTGAAAACAAGACGGAATGCGTTCTTTCATATTTTTTTCCCATTCTACATTACTCATTCCAGTTATTATTACTGTTTTTTCTGGACTTACAACAAAATCATTATCAGGATGTGTAGAGAAATCTTTTAAAAGTTCAATCATAAGACCGTCCATTCCTACTTTTGTTCTTTTCAAAATTGAAACTATGCGCAGTTCAGAATTTGTGTAAAACATATTTGTTATTCTAAATGCGTCTTCTATCTGATTAGAATATGTATACTCTGCAGATGATCTGACATCACCATTTAGATAATTACGTTTATTTTTTGCAATTGCTGCTTTATATTCTTGAAGGACCCATTCTCTATCCGCATCTTTTTTTTCCATAATTCTTGCTAATAAATGTATTATTGTAATTTACAGATACATTCTAAATCGAGCGTGTATTTAAGTAAAATTAAAATTTGTAATAAAATTATTAAATCTGAGTCGGGTAGTAAATCTTTTTGTACTCATTAGGTATTGTAATCTTTTTTATAGGATAAACTAAACTACGAGAGATTACTTCCCCCCCTGGATATTTAGGATTATCAATTTTATAATAGTCTTTGATTTCGTCTGATATTTTAATTACCATGTGTCTATGTAATCCGGGGTGTTGCTTAGAATACATAAAAGGTACATCTCCACTTGGTAAAACAGGGACTATTTGTTCTGATAAAATTTTATTTATGTTTTTCTGAGGATCTTTTGGATCTGAAAGTAATGGTACATCCGAATAAGTGTGTCTCCATCCTAGATACAATCTAATATTAGTTTTTTTAATCTTTTGTTTGAATATTTCGTGAATGATGTTCTGATTAAAAATAAGTACTTGTTTAGGTTTTACAGGTAGTTCAATTTTAGTGTCCTTGTAGTCCCCCTGAATTCTTTCAAATCCTCCTCTGCCCGCGCATGTATGAGTGCCTGGAACACATGAAAAGTATTGTGTTTCAGTATCATCAAGGTTTATCCAACCGCCATATATGTTGTCATCCGTTGATTGAAGAGAACATGTGTCTCTATGAAACGATTCTCCTGAGACACTTGCCCCTTCTCTCCGAATTGCTAAGCGGTCGAATAACATCTCCAATTTTCTTCTCGGGTCAACATTTTTAAAGAGGAATTTTAGTTTGTGAAAAAGTATATATCTTAGAGCATAAATTTCCTTACTATGAAAACTGGCTGGATTGCCAAATGCTCCAAAAGCGCCTAAAACAAAACCATATTCTGGATCAGTTGTTTTAAAGTCTCGTAATTGTATATTCTTGACTAGTTTTAGCCAGTCAGTGTCATTCAAAAATGTGTGTTTATCTCTTGATAAATGTAAATCTACAACTGTGTAACCTTTATTTTTAAGATCGTTAGCTTTTTGCAAGATGTAATTCTGTTCGTCAATTATTATATTATTAATACATTCTATCAGCCTTGCTTTGGAGCTCATAATATATATATATATATTAAATTTTAAATCTCTAATATATATTAAAAATGAGTAAGAATATAGAGCGATGTCCAAAAGACCTTAAAAAGCTTGTTAATCCGAAGACCGGTAGGTGCGTAATGGAATCCAGTCCTATTATTAAGAAATTGATCAATGAAGGGTATACAATATTAGTAACACCCAATAAAAATCAACCTGTTCCCCCGGAGACTAAGCCTAAATCCAAGCCTAGTCCTAATAATTTTGTCAAGATATTTAAAGTTTGTCCATCTGACCCAAATAAATTAGTAAATCCAACAACTGGTAGATGTATAATGCAAACAAGTCCTATTGTTAAGAAGTTAATGTCGCAAGGATGGTCTATAGCTTTTAATGACCCGGGTGTAACACCTATTGTTATCAAACCTAAAGGAGATGTAGACATAGGCAAACTTAAAAAAGACCTAGATATAGACAAAAACGGTATAGTTAGTATTAATGAATATTTAAGTTCTTTTGAAATTACCGAACTTGAAGAAAATGAGGAAAAGGGGGCTTTCATGTTTCTTAGAACAAATGTCAACATTCCGAGATTTTTAGCATTGATACGACAAACGGACCCCGTGTTCAAGAAAAACTTATGTTGGTTCGAACAAATATATTTTGCTTACGCACACCCGTTTAGTGGCAAGGGTCAAAAATTTAAATTTACGTCTACATTCTCAAGTGCAGAAAGGAATTCTTACGCATATTCAGATGTCTTAAATCATGCACAATTGTATAACGCCCCGAGAGGTGATAATAGTAACACGGGTGTTACTACTTTTGCAATCCATCCACTAATAAGAAGGCATGTTGAAACTTGTACAGAAAGATATCTCGCAGTGGCTTTAAGTTTATCATCGAGTGAATTCGGTACCGATATTTACTCAGGTGGGCACGCTAATGTATTATTCTTTGATACGGTAGAAAAAACTATAGATAGATACGATCCACATGGAGCGCAATGTGAAGGGCTTACGTGTCCAGCTTATAATCAGGATAGAATTGATAAAATCCTCAAAAACGAATTTAAAAAGATTATTCCAGGGTATAAATTTATAGATTTTTCAGTAGTGTGTCCAAACGTAGGACCCCAGATGAAGGCAGAGGTGTTCGATAGGACAGGTTATTGTGTAACATGGTCTTTAATGTTTACTGTATTAAGAATATTAAACCCTGGTAAAACACCCGGGCAGATAAACAATCAATTATTAGAAGGAACAAGAGCTGATATTTTTTCTAAAATGCTAAAATTTGCTAAATTTTACTCTGATATACTTAAAAAAAATCCTATTGAAAGAATGCGCGCCCTCGGGGTCTAAAATCATTTAAATACAATTTATAAAATATATGTATGGTGTGGGGTTCGAACCCACGAGGCTTTCGCCAACAGATCTTAAGTCTGTCCCCTTAGACCACTCGGGCAACCATACATATATTTTACTTATACAATTATATACATTATTTCTTTAAGTTCGTTTATAGAATACAATCAGGTTGAAAATATTTTTTTTATTTGATTTTATTGGGTATATTTTCCAATCCCAAAAATTTTTATTTACGTTATTTAAATTGTAATTTTTGGGAATTTTCATCGCGATGTGCCTGGTATTGTGATATATATTATTTATAATGTCTACCACATTTATATTGTCAAGAAATAAATCAATACTTATAGTCTTTTTGTAGTCTGTTCCGCCCCAAGGAGGATCTAAGAATACAAGATCTTGTTTCAGTATGTACATAAGATGTAGATATGAACAGTTGTAATGTTTACAATTTGGAAAATTTGTGTTTTTCTTAAGTGTATCAAAGACGTCTTGGTCTTTTTCAATGGAATTTACGAATTTAAAATCTCTATGAAAAAAAATAGAGTTACCTCCTATACACGCAGTTGCGTCTGTAATTATATCTCTTTTAGAAATATACAATTTAAGTATTTTATTAATTTCGTATGCTTGTTCCCATGTTGAATAAATACTCTTTAAATGTTCGGGTACAATTAGTTTATACCTCATGCATTACTATATAATTACTCAATATTGATCTTAAGTTGATTTATAAAGATTTTTACATTCTTTAGAATATTTTCTAATTTCGTTATTTCTGCGAGTTTACTGTCATAAGTTTCCTTTTTAGTTCCGTCGTCCGGTGCCACTTCAAGCCCTCCCCTAGCAGATGCTCTTGCTCTTCTCTTTTTCGCAGATTCCTCTCTTCCAGAACGCAGTTCTAAGTCCTTAAGTATTCTATACTCCCTAACAAGTTCTTTTTCCATGGCTCTTTTAGTTGCTTGTACTTCTTTCAACACCTTTTTATACGAGGCCTTGTCTGTTTTAAGTACTTCCGCGAGGTATTTCTTATATCTTTCTCTTAAAAGCATCGCATATGTAAACACATTTTGGTCATAATCTGCTGGTTTTGGCATATACATCGCATAATGCCCATCTGACATATAAAATTCAGTTGGACCCGTTAACATTGGCATTGCATTCATTACTCCATTATTAAAATGTAATGACATTGGATACCCTTTCCACCTGGGGTCTCTCGCGTTGTCCCCTATTGGATAACCTTCGCGAGAATATACTATTTGCCCAGTTATTTTGTTTTTTAACCAGGGAGTTCTAGTCATGAATTCTATTCTTTTTTCATCATTTTCATAATCAAGTTCAAAGTTGTCCATTTATTATATACAAAATATTTATTATTAAATTGTTAATATTAGATTTGTTTATTATATCGAATGTTCTTGAAGTGTCAAATACATTCGGATTAAAATGAAACTCTTCTAGTTTGTAAAAAGAATACAATATAATCAATATTTCTTCTAAATTTACGGTTGTGTCGATATGTTTCCAGATGTAATATAATATAACATAATCAATATCTTTTAGAGTATAATCATCAAGACCCCCGACGTCTCCATATAAAATGATATCCCTATCTATCTCTTTTTTAATTTTTTTATGAAAATTTGTTACAATGTATCTCGTGTTTATGTTATCATATTTATCGATTTCATCTATTAAATTTTTAATACAATTTTTCATAAACTAGATTATGTATATAAAAAAATAATATTATATATATTGTATATGAAACGTACTTTGTCTTTATCTAGTATATCGGATGATACATTTACATTCGATATTACAAAATATAAATTAGACTGTCTAGAAAATCTAATACATCTTATAAATGATTATAAATCCATGAAGTTGCCTAGTAAAAGACATAGGGTCAATTATCCTAAGAAAATGTATCTTTTACCCGATTTACTTCCAGAATTAAATGAGTTGAACGACATGATTGGTCTACAAAAATTTAAGAAACAAATTGTAGATCAGATTATATTTTTTATTCAGTCAACCCATGATAATATTATGCTTCATACTGTTTTAGAAGGTCCCCCGGGTACTGGAAAAACCACAGTTTCTAATTTACTGGCGAGAATTTACTCAAAATTGGGTATATTCAAGAGGCCTAAATTTAATATAGTTCGAAGGTCTGATCTGATATCAGAATATCTGGGAGGTACATCAATTAAAACCATGGAAACACTTGAAAGATGCAAAAGAGGTGTTATGTTGATAGATGAAGCATATTCTCTTGGTTCAAAATCTAATAGCGAAGACTCTTATGCAAAGGAATGTATAGATACCATTAATCAGTATCTTACTGAAAACGTAGATAAAATAATTTGTATTATAGCAGGTTATAAATCAGAACTAGATTCTTGTTTTTTCTCCATGAATCCTGGACTTCGTAGAAGATTTCCTTGGACATTTACAATAGAAAATTACACATCATACGAATTGTCGCAGATTTATTTTAAACTCGTCCAGGAAAAAGAGTGGGAAACATCCTGTGAGATTTCTGAAGTAAATGATTTAATTTCTAAAAATGTCTCATTATTTACTGGAAACGGAGGCGATATAAACAATATAATAGAAAAAGCAATGATAATAAACATGAGAAATAACTTTGGTAAAGAAAATTTATACAACATTAATGTTTCAGAATTTAAAGAAGCAATCCAAATATTTATTTCTACTAAAAAAATACCGGATTTACCTCCGCTTGGTATGTATAATTAATACGTTAAATACATCTATTTAAAATATTGGTAAGAAGTATGTTATCATACAAAAAGATAAATTTATTGGATCTATATATCCACGACAACGATTTGATGTATAGGGGTGTTTCGGATACATTGGTAATTAAAAGTCCTATTATAATAGCGCAAAAAAATGACAACGGTCTCGTTTTAAAAATAAACAAGGATTCTCAAAGTCACGATAACTTCATGAATGTATGCGGATACATTAATACATTGTATTCTGTAAAAAAAATAAACACGGACTTAATAACAAATAACAGTATTATACTAAAAAAAACAATTTTATCAAAATTCTTTGATGAAAATAAAAATATTGTATCTTTTTCAAAATTAAAAAATCCGCAAAAGGTTATTTGTTCTTTTAAGTGTATATCCGGAAATTTTTATATATCAGAGTGTTTGCATATTAATTAGTCACGTTAAAAACTAACATTTAAAATAATTTCTTTAATGTAACATGGGACTCATTAAAGAAACTATATTGGTGTATCATCCAAATAAAGTAGAAGACAGTGTTTTCTTTTCTAAAATAATGGACGGATCATCTGAGATTACATTTCAAATTCCAAAAACTAAATTACATTTCGATAAGGAGAAAGAAAAGTGTAAAATTCTTCTTGATGAGCTTAGTATATCCGAAATAGAAACTATTTCTAAAGATATAATTAGGATTACTTCTGAGAAGAGCAAAGAATTTTTCGGTAAAGAAATTGACCTTGATTCATGTTCAAGCTTGTACCGTAATGCTATAAGCGACGGAAATTTATTGAATTGTTTTTACAGCTCCGATACATACTTCTTTGATAGAAAAAATGAATTAAATGTTTCAGAAATCCCAGATGAGACAACTGGTATTGTACTTTTAAAAGGAGATGTAATAGTCTATACTAAAACAGCTTTTTACATTCGTTGGGAAATTCAGCAGATGAAGGTTAAGACAGAAAAGTCTTCTAAACCCAATGAAACTTTATTAACAGAATATTCTATTATAGACACCCCTGAAGACCAAATTGACGAAAACGAAAAAATAGCTAAGAAAATAAGGGAAATTAGTCTTTTTTAAATAATGTAAAGAAATAAAACAATAAATCTGTAATGGATGGAATCATAGAATGTGTAAAAACAGTTTCAGATGAACTGGGGTTTCATTATAAAGAAAATATATATCAATCCGCTTTGTATCTTGAAATGAATCTAAAAGGATATATAACTCAAACCGAAGTAGTAGTTCCTATAATTTACAAAGGCTATTACTTAGGTTTTGAAAGAGCAGATATTGTAGTATACAGTTCAGAAGGTAACATAATAAATATTCTTGAACTTAAATCACAAAATTCAAGAATAACCTCTAAAGAAATTATTCAACTCAGAAAATATCTTAAGAATCTAAAGTGTGAAACCGGTCTACTTATAAATTTTTTCGAAACCCTCGAAATATACATAGTTACTCAGGAGACAAGCCGTAAAGTGTAAAATGACATTCTTCGTGTATATGATTAGCCTCAAATGTAAAATTATTATTTAGTTTTTTAAGTTGAACTGTAAATATATTATCATGAACTTCTTTATTAGTCGGGACTTTTCTTTTATTTTTATTAAATAAGTTGTAATACTTATATAGCTTATTTAATGTCAAATTATTTACAAGATTTAACCACATATTGACGGTTGTTCTCCCAGTAACACCGAAGTCTTTTCTAAAATCTTTAATTTGTTTATTTTGATCTAAAGATCTATAAATGTGAGTAAATCTAAGTACATTTTCTATCATCTTAGAGTGATAAATACTCACTTTTTTATTTACTTTTATTATATAAGCACCTTCAACTGTGAAAACGATATGTCTTAGTGTATTTAATTTTGCGAATTGAATGACCTGAGCCATGTCTTCGCCCGACGGCCAACCATATTTTGTTTCTTCGGATGTATATATACTCTGAGGATGGGTATGAAAATTAATTAGACCAGTTGGGGTCATGACAGAATCATTTTGTCCTGTGTGTATTTTATAATTAGTAGTACTTTTTTTATCACATATACCTTTTTTACAAACACTTGTGTCTTTAAATATTATATCACCGGCCACTTCTGTTTTTCCAGTTAAAAGGTAATGTTTAATTTCTTTGACAAACTTTGTATCTAAAGTCCATTTAACAGTTGTTTTATTAATTTTACATTCTGCAGACATACATATATATAAATGTGTAAATGTTTTATTTTGAAAGTTTAAAATCGTAGTTTTTTAAAATATACATAATTGTAAATAGAATGTCTGAAACTCTTAACGTTAACGTTCTGGTGGCTGCTAAAGAAGAATATTCAAAACAATTGATAAACTGTATTCAACCAAGTATTTATGATGTCTTATTGAGTATATTCGAAGACTCTCAAAAAAATAATATTCGTCTCAGCGTTTCATACTCTAATTTTCAAAAAGAGTTGAAAGCCGTTCCTCATTGGGCGGATTACAGACTTGAAGAAAAAATAAGTCCTGTAAGTAGAAAATTTCCATATTTAATGGATCTAATAACTGCTATTTTTGTAAGTCACGTCAAGATTTTAGCATGTGTAAGACTTAAGACAGACGACAAGTCTGTTAAAATTAAGGTCCCAAGTTTAAAATCGTTTTTACATAAAATTATAGTTGCTTGCTCCGAACAAATTTACTACGACCCTCAATGTATACATGATGAAAAAGTTAAAATGTTTAAATTGATAAACGAGAGTATAAACGAAACTATAGCAAATCAAATCCCAATAGAATACATTCTAAGTGAATATCTTTCAGGAGCGTTTGATGAACCTGAAACTAAGTACCCAGAAAACAACGATGTAATAGAAAACGAACTCGACGAGGATGATAAAGACCTTTCTGATGAAGAAGAATTTCTACCAGAAAACAAGGAAATACCTATAATTCCAATATCAAACCCCGTACATTCTAAGGTGGTAGAGCAACTGATAAGAAACAATAACGAAGATCGTCCAGAAGATACTCAGGGGGAAACTGAACCACACGGAGACTCTATCGAGGATATAAATGAATTAAAGAGTATAGAACCAGGTACAGATGTTACTGTAAACAAACAATTTGATATTTCTGATGACGACGAAACTGATGACGAATCTGATGACGAGTCTGAGGGTGAAAATGAAGAATCTCAAGTTAAAGAAAATACGCTTTTTTAAGTAAAATGTAATGTGTTGTAATTTATAAATATGTCAGGTCTTCGAGACATTCTAGAACTTCAAAAAAGGCAACATGTGCGATACAATGGGCTTAGAAATGATATACTGCGAAAAATGTCGGATAAAATTAGACACCTGTCTAAACATGGGGAATTAAGATGCGTTTATACAGTACCTAGTTATACATTTGGGTTCCCCGCGTATAATGTCGCGGAAATTTCCACTTATTTATTCACTATTTTGAAAAACGAAGGTTTTTGTGTAGTGCTTTTAGCAGATAACAAATTGTTTGTATCATGGGACGTAAACGATATTAATAATCTTAAGAAAACTAAAAGTAAAAAGAAGGTAAGTATATCAGATATAAAACCTTTGATTAATATAAACAAAAGATAATGGGTTGTATTCTCAGTCTTTTTGAAACTGATTTAACTCATGTTGAAATTGTATACATTCCGGGTGTAGATTTATACATAGAAAACACGGACGACGAACCTGAAATCAATGAATTATTCTTTTTATACGATTAAACAATTTAAATATATTGTTAATTTTAAAATAATGATTATACTTTCCTTTGACATCGGTATTAAAAATTTAGCTTATTGTATGATAGATACGGAGACAAATGACATACTTGATTGGAATATATTAGATTGTTCAGGAACAAATGAAACGTTAACAGTTATCAAAACATTGGATGAAATTAATTACATTTTAGAAGCTGATATAATTCTTTTAGAGAAACAACCATCATTTAACCCTAAAATGAGAAATATATCAACTGCCTTATATGTATATTTTACTCTACGAATTCAACATGAAAAAAATGCGCTATGTAAAATAATGTTTTATCAACCTAAATATAAACTGATGTGCTCTAATACAAAGATTGAACATAAAACTAAAAATAAATATCTCCAGAATAAAAAATTAGGTATCGAACATACACGAGAACTAATAAAAACACATCAAGACTTTTTTGAAAAACACAAGAAAAAAGACGATCTTGCTGATTGTTATCTACAAGCTATATCATATACTAAGTTTTTTATGAAATAACGTTCTTAATGTACTCATAAGTACAAAAAACTGAAATGTGATATGGCAAACTTCTAAGAATGTAAATAGACATCCCTCTATAATAATTCGAATAGATACCTATATGACCGTCGCGAAGTCTAGCACGTATAGTATCCAATGGATAAAATATACATGTAGCGATAGTCTTAGAAAAGGCAGCGCAAACGAATACATTGAATGTAGTGTTTTCTACTTTAGATTTCATGTATTCATACAAAGGCATCTGTACTGTAAAACTCAAATTAATAAGGTAAGTGGGGAAAATACCTCTATATAGATTACTTACACTCATATTTATTTTTTTATTAGTTTGTTTAGCCTGTCTCAAAACCCAAAATGGCGTAGTAAATGTACTTGCTGTACAACACGCAATGTATGCCGCGACTGGAGTGTTAACTTCACTTTTAAGTCTTTTGTACATCGGAAAATAAATAGACCAAAATGTAGGAATACCTATTATACCATATCCAATTCCGCGATATAAGTAATTTTTATTGTATTTAATCTTATTACCCAATTGATAATTTATTCGAATTGTATCAAGTGGACTACAAATTAATGTAGAAACTATTCCAGCCCCAAGACCCGGTAAGATTTCTTCCATTTACATTTTATATTTTATGTTTTTAAGTGATTATAGATTCTAGAATATAATTTGATAGTTCTCCTTCGAATACCTTACCAAAATATCCACCCTGTAACCCTATTAACAATTCGTCTATTAAATATTTTTTTCTCAAATTTAACATGCTTGGGACGCCATAAACTTTAGATATACTTTTTATTTTAGTGTTAATTTCTATTTTGCGCTTGGTGTTTAATTTAATTGATTTGTCTTTAATCATAGTAAAATAGATACTTAATATAAGTTCGGTCATTCTCTTAGAACACTCTTTATTATCTAATCTAGGCGCCAAAGCACCTGGGCACCGTTTAATTAGAGCATTCTTTACGTTATCGCGCATATCGTTACTAGGTCCTAATATGATGTCATTATACATATCTTGTCTAAGTTTTTTTTTATCCCCGAATTTATTATAAGAATAATGAGCTGGTGACTTTGGGGGCAAAATCCTGGGATTATAACCTCCACAGTAATTGTTATAATGATCCATTAACAACTGCTGAAAACGTGGATTTGGGAGTCCGCCATTGCGTTGAGCTAGGGGCCCTCGCGCCCAAAATTCTGGAGCACCCCCTGCATATTTTATTCCGTATCTAAAAGCATGATCGCGAGCTGGCGATGGATACCAATCATCCGCTTTTCTTCTTAATGTTGCATGGTTACCCACGCCAGGTACATGGGTACAATGAATAACCCAACCATCCATTACGTCGATATCATCGGATGGATATTCGACTCCAAACTTGGTTATTCTTTTCATAGGGGTCTTCTTTTTACGAGCACATCGCGAATTGCGTTGAGCAGCGGACAATTTCTGAACTAACTTAGGAGTCTTTGAGTCTACTTTTTTACTTGGTCGGCAATAAGCGATACTCTCTTTAGTCTTGCGTCCACATGGTTTTCTTTTGGGCCAGGCACAAGCGTCTACCCATTTTTCTTTGTACCAGCGAGATAAATTTGATTTTCCTTTTGAACCAGTGTATTTTCCCCCCTTTGATTTGTATTCTCTAACAAGTCTACCCGAATCATATGCTCC